GCCATGCTTTGCACCGGAGCTTTGGCTGGGGCCTCGACTTCGTGCGCGTCACCCGGTCCGTCCACTGTGATCACTGTAGCGGGCGCGCTGACACCGGCCGGCCGGAAATACTGTCCCCAGCGTTCCATGTCAAACGGCTGCCCATCCACTGATGCTTCGAACATCTCTTTCATGACCTTTAGCTCCACATCCGTGGGTCGCTTGGGCAAGAACGACGCGAGATCAAACAATTTATATTGTTCGATAGCCGCTTGTTCTGCTTCTGTCAGCGCGGATTCTTTGCGTGCCCATTTCGAAGTGCTGTAGTCAGCGTAGCCGCCCTTGGAGGTCTTGGTGATGCGGAAATCTAGGCCACGCTGGAGGTCCGTGGGCAGCTCCTCGAGATCGGGATCCATGAGGCTGGCCTTGATGATCTGGAAGATCTGCGGACCGATGATGAAACGCCGGATGGGATTTTCTGGTGCCTTGTCATCTGTGAGCGGATTCTCGCGCACGAAGCCCTGCATGATGTAGCTGCGCTTTTTCCAGTACCGGCGACCCATGTCTTCCAGGTTCTTGTCCTTGAACCAGGTGCGCACTTCGGCCAGGATCGGACAAGCATCGCCCCACATCTCCACGCAGGGTACCTGTACCTGGGTCTGTTTGCTTTCCATTTCGCCTTTGATGCCAGCGAACGGCAGCTTGATCATGGCTCGTTCTACCCAGAAGAAGGTGTTCTTGTTGTTGCTATCAGGTAAGAACCGCACCACGGCTGAGTGCCCTTCTTCCATGTTCCAGTGGGGGTAGATCTGATTGTCGCCGCCAGTTGATTGTCCGCCTCGGTTAGACTCTGCGGCTGCGAGTCGTGCGCGGATTTCTGCTAGTGATGCCATAGTTGATTGTCCTTTCGTTGCCTATGTGTGCCTAGTATGTGCCTTCAAACGCATACTACACTGAGTATACGTGCTGATATTTATGTCTGTCAACGAAAAGTCAGAGATATTTTGCCAGAGGCAGTTGCGGCCAGATCCTGGGGTCAGGCTTGATGCCGTGAGATTGGAATTAATCCAGGCCCAGTATGTAGCCGGATACTCTTGATTGTCAAATCAGTCTGGAAAAAATGCCCAGGATAAGTCAGCACCACTGCCGCGGTGCTGCTGTTCATCGCTTGACGAGTTCTATCAACCTGGCCAGCGTGTGATCAGGCTCCGCGCTCTCGCTGCTCATGGTGCTGGATCTGGTCATCATCACCCCATCGGTGTCGAAGTCTTCCGACATGTCATCATCCTGATCTCCTGGCTCGATGTCCATGCCCAGTTCTTCCATCCTCTGCTGTATCAGTGGTCTGGCGTCGGCCTCGGGATCCTGTGCCGCGAGATCTTCGAGGCTGCGGAACAGCTCATCATCGGTGATGATGTCATTGAGTTGTTCGATGGCGTTGATGGCATCGGGGCCCACTGGTAGAGGTTGTGACATTAGTTCTTCCAGCTGATTCGTCTCGCCCTTGGCGGTGGGGAGATCTATCCGATCCGTGACTTCCTGTGTCCAGACATCAAACTCCTCTACTTCTCTCATGGCAGATCTGGACAGCGATGCCAGAACTGGCAGGGCTTCTTCGATGCGTGTGTCCAGAGTCTGTTCTATGAACATATCGCGTATCTCCGAGATCACATGATCCTGGGGTTGTTCTTGTGCCGGATCAAACTGTTCGCGCTCTTCTCGATAACCGCGCTGGCTGATCATACGCTTGGCTTTGGCTTTGAGATCACCGTAGTGTTTCACTGCTGCTTCTACCATGCCGGCTGCCGGGCCTTCGAATCTTCGATTACGACTCGCCCTGATAAATCTACCCAGAGTGTTGATCTCATTGACTATGTTGGTTATATGCTGTCCAAACGTATCATAGGGTCGACCACCTTCGGCGACATGCCGAGCCAGCATGCGTCCATGAGCCAGGCTGCGGCTAGGCACGCGGAACCGCTCACCGTCAGCGGTCTCGACGAACAGGCTTTCGATGGCGCGATATCGTGGTTCACCTTCGGCGAGATTGCGATCATGCCGTATCATCAATCGTGTTTGCTTGGGCTGATCGCTGTAGCTGATATTTTTCCGACCGTAATAACCCTCAAACAGACCTTCACGGATGGCAGCCATGCCCTGCATGGTGTATTTCAGCCGGTTGATGTTGTTGAGTTTAAAAGACAGCATGTTGCGCGTGGCAAAATTCTTCATCTGGGCCAGAAAATCATACCATGCACCACGATCTTCGCTGTCCATGCCGCGCCCTAGGTTGTCCCCGTAGTAGATCTCTAGGTCATTGCTGCTGCCCAGTAGTATCACCACGGTGCCATAGTTGCTACCATCGGTTTTCCAGTCAAAGCTAAACAGCTCGGCCTCGTTGGGGTCAGCGACGCTCTTGCCCGAAGAGTCCAAGATCTCGGGTTCAAAATCCCGGGTCACCAGGATATCATATAAATTTTTGGCCGTGTTGTTTTCCATGACAGTATTTAGTTACATCACCATGACAAACGGCAAGGGTTCTATCACTGTGTCCTGGTGATCACGCATCTGTGTGTCGAGCTCGCTGTGATAGCTCTGCAGCACCTGCAGCATGCGCACCACTAACAGTGTGGACATCACGAGATCGTCATGCTCTCCGGTTTTGGCCGCGTAACTGGTGCCATGTGCCACGAAAGTTTTACACTCACTGATCAAGCTGGCACTGTGTATCTCGAGCCTGCCGCTCTCTACTAGATGTTTGAATTTAGCGCAGGCCGCCAGTTTTGATTTGGGCGTGGTGTTGAAGCCTTTGCGCATCCTTTTATGTCCAGCCACACCAGGCTCACTGAGGAAATATCCTTGGATGTTTTCTTCGCCGTATTCAGCGATGCTGATAAGTGCAGCTTCTCCGATGCTGTTGTTTTCCACTGAGTAGTATATGCTGCGTGGATCCTTTACGGTGTCATTGATGATCCGTATGATGTCGGCCAACGCTCGTATCTGCGTGGGTATGTCACTGCGATTGTGCTTCCATTCCGCGACCTGGCAAGTGGTGTTGGCTTCAAATACTTCGATGGCGGCGGGATCGCCGCCAGTACCCAAGCTAGGATCCAGCCCTACTACATAGATCCTGCCGTGTTCGGGGCGCCGGAACCAGCGCACTTCGCCGGTCTTGAACAGAGGATCCTGTCCTTGCAGATCGAACAAGGCCACGGGATTGATCAGGGTCTCATCATTAATAATGAATTCGCAATCGTGCTCGCGCCTGAAGCGCTCGGTGCCCAAGGCTGCGCGTTGCTGCTGTGCCCATGCTTCGTCGCGATCGGGATGTTCGTGCCAGTAGCTGCGATAGGCCCGGAAGCCATTCACGCCCACCTCGGTAGGATTGCCGAACTCGTCTTCGCAGCGGTTGGCGCCTTTCCACAACAACGCGAACTGATCTTCGTCCGAATTGGGAGTAGACGTCACGATGGCTTTACCGCCCGTGGTCAGGGTGGGCGAAATCGAAGTCCAGAATTCCGCGGCTATGGTGGGGCGCACGAAAGCAAACTCATCCGCGTACAAGAGAGATATTGACATGCCCCGTCCGGTGTTTTCTGTGGTGGTGGCTGAGACTATGCGCGATCCGTTGTCAAAATCTATGTTTCCTTTGTTGTAGCTGGTGCATCCAGCACGTATGTGGTCAGGTACGGATTCGTAGGCATACCTAACTCTCTGCATGATCTCTTGCGATCCTGTGTATTTGTGGGCAGCGATCAATATGGTGCTGTCAGGCACGAACATAGCATACCACAACAAATAGCCTGCAGCCGAAGTAGTCTTACCGGTCTGTCTGGGCATCATGGAGATACTAAAGCGGTATCGGTGATAGGTATCTATGAGCCTGCGCTGATAGTCAAAGGGATGATACTGCATACGCCCTTTGACTGGATGCTGTATATAGAAAAAGTTGTCCATGAAATACATAGGCCCCGACACGGGATCAGCACAGGCCATGAACTCATCGATCTGCTGATCGTTGTAGACGGCCCTGGAATACGGGCTTTTGACCAGAGCTGGTTCGTCCGCGCGCGGCATTACTTTATGTCAGCTGATCGCTGCCTCCGGCACATGAAAACATAGTAGATGTCTTGTATGGTGTCTTTGGAATCGGGCACGGCCAGGGGTATCTGGTACTCATACCACTCGCTGTCAAATCCCGCGCGGGTCAGTAGATCTGCCCACATCTGCTTGCCCATGACGCTGTAGTGGTTACGCATGCGTTCAAAAGATCTAGCGCAGTCAGGTGCGGGTACTTCGACATACATCAGAGCCCGGGGTCGGAGCACGCGATTAAACTCCAAGAGAGAGAAAAACGGGAACGGACTATGCTCTAGATTCTGGCGGCAGAACAAGAAATCCAGGGATTCGTCTTTGTCTGGCAGGAAATTCATGTCACCATGCCGGACATCCAACCCTTTGGCCTGGCACGCGGTGACATCTTCCCGGCTCAGAGTCAGGCCACGGGCGTCGGTATATCCTCGCTGTTTCATCTCTTCCAAGAAAAATCCCTCACCGCAGGCGAGATCCAGTATCTTGGCAGACTTTGGCAGGCTCAAGGGATCAACGAATCTCCGGACTACATCAGATGTCACTTGCTGATCAAGTTCGGCATTGGGATTGGGACATGTGCTGCTGATCACGTGATCATAGTAAAATTTCATTTTAAGTTGTGCGTTCAACTGATCACCTATGAGTTATTCAGAAAGAAAAGCCAGTTCGGGCCAGAGTTTTGAAAACCGACCTAGATCCCGACGATGATACTTAGTTTCGATGTCTTGTATGTGTTGCCGCAGACGAGATATTTGCTGGTCAGACACTAACCTATTCTCTTTCCACCGGTTCACGACGTTTTCGAAAAAATCTTTTTCGGAGTCAGTGAGATCAAATTCTCGTTGGTACTGATGTATCTTTTCCAAGCACAAGTCACGCACTTTAGTACCTAGTAGCATGGGATCTAGATAATCAGGCTGATACAGTGTCTGCCAGAGTATGTTGACACCTACTTCATTGGCATATCTCCGAAGTTCGCATAAATGAGTAGCACTGTAAAGATTATAGACAGCATGTATGCCACCCCAATGCCCTAAATCTTTCATAAAACCAACCACAGTGCGTACATTACGATCAGTGAGAGACCATGCTCCGCCCGATCTTACATATTCAAATCTGTCGGATACATTGTCAAAACTCATGCTCCAACCCACACGATTTTTGCCCTTGAGTTTAGCGACGATGGTGTTAGAATCAAAATCAACATTCATGTTGGTGATCAAAGTGACTATAGCATCATCGGGTATGACCTCCAGCAAAGTCTCGTTTTCGGGCAATAACAGGGGTTCGCCACCCACCAAGGCCACTTCTCTGACGTGACTGCGATTAAAATTTATATAATCGCACACAGAATTATAGTAAGGTCTGGCTCCATTAACATATTTTTCGCCCATGAGCGCGGCCCATTTAGAACTACAATAAGGACCGCAGTAGTTACATGATAAGTTACAAGTAATATTCCAGCGTACATCTATTATGCTGGGCCTATGATCATCTAGATCTGCCAAGGACGCATCAAAATCCGGATTGACATCATTGTGCCAGTTACGTTCGCTCCGACCATATCGCTCGGCCTGTATGCAATTGTGACAATATTCTGGATGTAATTTTCCATTCTTGATGCTGATGCGTATCTCTCGCATCTTTTCTCCATGCAATATATCAGCCATGGTATGATGGTTGAGATCTCCCAGCAGGTTGGGATCTCCAGCACAGCAAGTCTTGACATCGCCGCGGAAGTTGATGTGCAGGCCTCGCCATGGGGCGGCGCAATATTGTTTTTCCATGCAGTTATTTAACGATGCTGAGTGGGGCCAGTAGGCTTCTCGCCAGTCAAAAATGGCAGGCTAAACCACAACTGGAACCACTCGGGATCGCCGGGCTTGATATCGTGTTTTTTCTGTAGCTGGGCTTTTTCTGCGGCGGTGATGGAGATGTTGCTGCCTTCAGTGGCTCGACGCAGGTTGTTGGCGTAACCTTGGGCGCGCACTCCTGCCAGGCGCTGCAGATCCTCAAGGGTCATGGACACCAGCTCTGCTTGGCATCACCGTAGTATTCACGAGCAAAACCGCGGCGCATCAGTTCAGCCCTGTGGCTGCGTCCGTCCAGCAAGATGTCGCCCAGCACTCGACCACCAAACTTGTCCCAGCGGTATAGAATCACTTGCACGGTCCGGGCCGCGGCCACGGCTTTCTTTGTGTATTCTGTGGCGGCCTGACCACGCTCATTTTCGCTGGCACACTGGGCGCGATGTCCTTTTTCCGGAGTGTCAACTCCAAATATCCTCACCGCCAGTTCAGGTTTCAAGGGAGCCGGCAAGTAAGGTGCCGAGATCACTATGGTATCACCGTCCGAGACGCGTATGATAGTGGCATCATGGGTTACACCCAGTGGCGTCTTCTGGGCCAGGGCCGAGCCCATCATCATGGCCCACACAGCAAATACCGATAATAATTTATGCATGCGATTTATCTCGTGAGATCGTAAGTGAATCAGGTGTGGCCAGGGATCAGTATCCTCGGAATGGTTTTATGGGACTCTGTTGGTTACCACCAGGCGGTTCTTGGCTGCCCTTGTTGCCCACCATGACACCATGATCTCCGGTTTTTTTCATGGCTTTGCGCAGCATCTGGGCTTCTTCTTCGGTATATGCGCCCATGATGGCCATCTGGCTGATGGCACTCGCGGGCTGTTCGGCTTCATGATCAGCCACAGCCATGCTGAATCTGTAGGCCCTGTAAGGATTGTTCGCTGGCATCGATGGAAACGCGTAGGTGAGATTCATGGGTTCACTGATGTGTGTTTCATATCCGCTGGCAATATCTCCTTGTGTATTCTTTGTTTCACTGATAAATTCTCGAGCCCTCATGTCAGTATCCTCGAAATCCCCGTATGGGGCTCCGGTTGTTGCCACCGGGCGGTTCTTGGCTGCGCATGTCGCCGAGATTGAGATCCTGCGCGCGCACTCCCGCGGCACGATAGGCCTGGCGCAGCTTCTTAGCGTCCACTTCAGTGTAAGGATGCGTGGTGTTGGCCAGGCCTACCCAGCTCTCTGCGTCCACGTCGGGCACGGTGTCACCATCGGTGGCGGCGGCGGCCATGCCTATGCGGTTCATGCTGTAGGTTCCGGCACCGCGATAGCTGTCGTCGTAGCGATGCAGGCCGCGAGTGCTCCACTGCTGCCGCTTGGTTATCTTGCCTTTTTGTTCGGTGATGAACTCACATGCTCGCATCGTGGCTACCGTACGGCGACCTGGCCCGAACTCGTGGTACCCACTTCTTGTATGGTGCAGTTGCCAGTAACAGTGAGCTGGTTGCCCACTCCCACCCAGACATCTTGTGTCCAGTTGGCTGGGATAGATGTAGGTTCTGAAAACAAGTTGCCGGTAGCGGGCGTGCCGTACAGCATGTTGACTTGATAGGTCACGGCCGCGTTGCCGGTGCTGATACGGGCTCGGTCGGTGTACCAGGCCTGTGCTGATGCTGTGGTGTAGACGTTTGCTTGTGCCATTTTTTATTTTCCTTTGATCACCAGGCCCGACAGCTCCAGTATCGAGCCTTCCATCTCGGTCCCGGATTCGCGCAGTTGTGGCGCGCACGGAAACTCTTTCTGCGCTTAGGATTTGACTTCTTGATGCGCATGTTGGGATCGCCGAACTCTACTTTCACAACATTGCCATTGGGCTTGCGCACATACACCTTCTTTTTCTTGACATCGCCCTTCATAGGTTTGCCCAGGGGAACGTCACGACCTTGGTATTCGGCTTCGTCGAGATCTTGGCCTGCGTAGATCTCCTGGACGCGATCCATCAGCATTCCGAGTTTCGTCTCCATGTCGACCGATCTCATTCCACGTCGATCCAGTTTGTTCTCTACTTGGTCCATCATGTCCTGGAGATACTGCTGTGTTCGGATACCAAACTCTCCGCGCATGGCGTCTACCAGGGCATCCATGCGTTCGGTCTTGGCTATGTGCCGGAGATCCATGTCTACATCGCTCATGACACCTTCCGCCACACCTTGCTGTTCAGGCAACTGGCCTTTGGGACCCGCCATGGGTTGGGTTTGGAGTCTTCGTTTTACATCTAGCTCGAAGTCACGATCGTATGTGCCTGAAAAAGCCGAGGGAGATTTCTCTGGTTCGTGGACACCTCGTTGTAATGGCAAACGTTTTTGAATTAACTTTTTGATGCCCGAAGACAAAGAATTGAAATTTACGGGTTTCATGTGCTGGTTGACATAATACTGGATGCCAGGTGATCTAGGATCCACACTGGTTAGTTCTGTGAGCCTAGGATCCGTGATTCCTATGTTCAGTAATGGACTGATAGGACTTTTACGCCAAACATAATAACCATGACGATTTCCATGAACTTCATATGCATGGTCCAACCCACGTGCATCTTCTCTTTCTTCCGCCATGCCCGCCAGTTCGCGGATCCTGGACAGATGCTGATCCGGAGCCTGGGTCTCATCTACCGTGGCCACTGGTTCCTGTTCGCCATCTGCACCCACTGGCGCTAGGGCAGCGGCTTTGTCCGCGAGAGGATCCGTGGTGTTGGCCTCGGTTTCTGCGACGCCGGCCAGTTCCATCACGCGCCGGAAATCCTGTTCGCTGTCTTGCACGTACTGCCAGGGATCGTCGTATTTTCCGGGATCTTTCATTCTGGGATCGCGGCCCACGCTGTCGGGTTCACGGCTGACCGCGTCCCAAGGATCGTCCAAGCGCGTTTGCGGAGCACGTTTGACTTCGTCTGCATCATCACCGCGACCATAGTCTCGGGTCTGCGGATGTCGGTTGGGATCGATGTCGCCTTCGGCCACGGTAAATCCCTGCGCGCGGTTGGATCCCACGGCCCCGTATCTGCGGATCTGTTCCTGTATGGGTTCTTCCGCTAGCATGCCATATTGTTCCAGCATGGCGATCATCTGATCATCGGCTTCGATCACTATGGCATCTTCCGACACTTCGACCACATGGCTCTCTAAGAGACATTCCTCGCGGATGTTGATGGCGAAGTCATCACCTGCTGCAGGTGAGTCTATCCACTGCTCAGTTTCGGCGATGTGTTCCCGGAGACCGCGCATCACCGTATGCTCCGGTACAAAGCCAGCAGCCGATCTTCGCTCTCGCGCTCGACCTGTTCCACCACGGCACCAAGATCGAGATTGGGACCAGCATGCCGGCCCAATCGGCGCATGGCCAAGGGATTGTCACCGGGGTTGTTGGGGTTGCTTTGCAGTTTTGGACCATTCAGGCCACCAGCCAGTTCATCCACCATGTAGCCGGCGCTCATGTTTTCGGTATGATCCGCGGAGTTAGCGAGATCGGCTTCCAGGGCCATTTCTCTGTCGCAGCTGGCTTCGTGCATGCCTTCGTGTCCGCCGCACACTTCGCATACCGCGTCTTCGGGCATGATTTCTGCGTCGTCGCCGTGTCCTGACATCTGGTCCAGATCCTGGTCTGGCGTGTCGTCACCAACTGACAGCCCATCCAGGGTGTCCAGCATGCTGGCCATGTCCCCATCACCTGGTGGCATGGAGTCCACGGGCTGATATACTGGCTCTCGCGTGCCGGACATGCCCGCCATCTGCAAGAGATCCTGCAGAACGTCTGGCGCTACGTCTTTGCCTGTCACCGTGACCGTGTTGGTGCCATCAGCGTTGGCGGTGACGGCCACGTCCAGGCCTTCCGTCGTGATTTTCCGCATCTCGCGCTCAAACTGCTCGGCTAACTTGGCTTCATACACACCTTTGCCGTACTGGATGCCGCCTTTGCTCTTTTTCTCGCCGGACTCGGGCGCGGTGGAGACCGAACCTGCTGTGGTAGTTTCTTCCACTGGTTCCTCTTTCTTTTTTTCAGGCAAGCCTTTTTCTTTGGTCTTGGCGAACTTGCCGAGTTCTTTGGGTTCCATTTTAGCCATCTCCTTTGAAGCGCCGCGCAGTTCCGACCGGGGGATCTCGCCTTTCTGCGCTGCACGAGCGATGCCAGCAGCAGCGCGCTGTGCCCGGCTCACGGCTTTTTCTTCCAGATCCTCTTCATCCAGTTTGTCATGCTGGGCACGGATACGATCCATCTTGGCCTGGCTGGCACCTTCTCGCCCGGCCATGCCGTCTTTGCCGTATTTCTTTTTGCCGATGTGAGCTTGCAGTGCAGACTCGTCCGTGTTTTGTTCGTCTATTGATTCTTTGGCGCGCAGTTTGGCCAGCACAGCACCGGCCACTTTCTCGCCGCGTTCTTTTGAACCATAGCGCTCGCCTGCTGATTTTGCGATCTTGGCGAACTGCTTGCCGGGCTTGCCGATGTCCTTACCGGCACGGGCTTTTTTCGCGCTGTAGTCACCGGTGCTGCCTTCAGGCAACGCCATCTCTGCGTCATCCTCGGGGCGGTTGCTCTTGAGGTAATCGCGCGCGGAGTCGATGTATTCCTGGGCCAGGGTGATCTTTTTCTGCACCCACTCTGGCAGGTTCTCGTCGGCAGTGAGCATGCTCTCCAGTTCTTTGGCAGCGTCGGCGATGACACGAGCCTGACTCTTGGCCATCTCGCCTTCTTCGTCGTACTCGTCCTGGTCGTAGTCTTCGGCCTGCATGCGTCGCTGTTTGGCTGGAGAGAGAGCGGCCTGCACTTCATCATCGCGTTCTCGTTCCCGGCGCTTGTCTGCGCCACGTTGCAGTCTCTTGGCCTGCTGCATGTATTCGTGGCCTATGCGTGGGCCACTGCTGAGGTTGTCATCGGCATGGGCCTGACCCTTCTTCTCTGCACGCCGGGCTGCTCGCAATGCCAGATCTGAACTGATTTCGTCCAGTTGTTCTTCGCGCATACCTCCTCTGCGGAGATCGTCATGATGACGATCATCCCATTTTTCTCGATCCTGCTCTCGTTGTTTTTGAGGCCTAGGATCATACATGGAACCATCATCGGGATCACCGTACTCATCCCTGGGTCCTTTGTAATTGGGAAATGAATCTCTTTTATCACTGCCAGTGGAGCCTTTTGAAGTTCCTTGCTCTTCGCGCATGCCCTTCATCAGGCCACGACCACGGGCATCG